GAAGTATGACGCTTTCGACACCCTGTACTATCGCGCGCGATCGATCGGCATGGAGCAAATCAGCGATGATACGGTGGCCATAGCCGATGACGACACGCACGACATCATGCCTGATGGTAGCCCTAACCCGACCAACGTGAACCGGGCCCGGTTGATGGTCCACGCGCGTCACTTCCTGATGGGCAAGCTGGCCCGTCACGTCTACGGCGACAAGGTCGAGCACCAGCACAGCGGCGAGGTGGTGCATAGCGTGGATATGAGCGATCGAGAGCGCATGCGCCGGCTGGCCTCGTTCATGCTTGAGGATCAGCGCGCCGGGGTGACAGTAGACGGGCAAGCCTCAGCCCTGCCTGACTCGCCCGCCCTGCCTGACCGGTCGGCACAAAATGAACCACGGCCCATAGATGAACCGCGCGTAAGGGACGACGATGTTTGATAGGGGTCCCGCATATCACGGGCGGGGGGCCGCGGTGTCTCAGGACTGGGAGGGGGGGTATGCTCTCTCGCACAGTTTTCTAAAATTTCAGCCCTGGGCGTATTGGGAATGGTTCTCAACTTGTGTAACAAAGTTACTCTCCCGGGGCCAAAACGAGGGCGCGCAGAGGGGAATTCGCCCGCAGGCCCGAAAAATCGTCTTTTTTGCCCGCCGTAAGGTATTGATTGATATAGAGCGCATAGCGGATTTCACGGGAAAACACTTTTTGTGAGGAGAGCCCGAAATGACAAAAATAATTTTGATGTTGTGGATACTGGGGCCTGACGGATCTTTGTTATCGCCTGAGCGGATTGGTGGTTGGATGACGGTTTCGGATTGCGAGGATTTCGTGGTGTCGCTTTTTGCTCGCAACCCGCACGATGGTTTCCAGTTGCAGGGGGTGGCTCGGTGTGTGGAGGTGCCCAAATGAGGACTGGATTCAAGTGGTTTATTGCGATTTTGGTGCTGACGTTGCTGGCGTTCATGTTTGTCCCTGGGCTGATTATGATGTTCACGGGGGGCGGTCATGTCTGAGGAGGTGGAGCGGATTTCGGGGATTTTGGAGGCGAACAAGGGCAAGGAATTCGTGCAGCGGATTTTGGATCCTGAGAATTCACCGAGCATGGACCTTGGTAAGGGTTGGACTGGCACGCATTTGATGGCGGCCGAGTATGATCCGGATACTGAGAAGTGGATGGTATTTCCGACCATTGTGAATTTAGGCGATGGTTTGCAGAAGATGCCGGTTGAGCAGGCCATGCGGCATGCCAAGGACAGTGGCGAATATATCGATTTTGCTGATGATAAGGAGCAGGCTTTGTGGTTTTCGAAAAGCTACAAAAAGGTCTGGAAAATTGATGACGAGTCAAGATGAGGAGAACGGTATGACTGAGGAAAATGGCGACGGTGTAGAGGTCGAGGAGGTAGTGGAATCCGAACCTGAGACGGTATCGGAGGCGATTGAGGAGGCCCGCCCAGATCCAGTAGAAGATGAGGCGGCCGAAAAGGCGCCTAAAGTGCTCACGCCGAAACAGCAGCAGGCGGCGAACATGCGGCGCAAGAATATCCGTAAATATGGAAAAGGCTGAGGTCAGGATTCGCTCCATCGAGTACATGATGGGTGCGAAAATTTCCACTGGGCGCGTGAATCGCGAGGTCACAACGGCTTGCGTTATCACGCCGCTCGGGGATCAGTGGGTGTCGGTTGCCGGCTATCACGCTGAGGACCGATGGCCATTGATCGAGGCGGCGATGGATAAGGCGTGGACGGCGTTTTGCAATGCCTACTGAGGCGTGGAGAATTTCTCACCAACACGGCTGGAAGCCGGCCCAGGCTGAGGATCATTGCAAGCGCACGCAGGAAAGCTGGCGGCGGCGATGGAAGCGACTGACTGGTAAGATGCCGGCCGATATTACTGATGAGCGCACCAAGCCGGATCGGTTGGGTCATCTTGTGAATCTGGGTATCGCCACTGAGGAAAACGCGCTATGAGCGAGGCAGCGATTGACGAGATGCTGGCGTCCTATCAGTCGATGGGGGCCACGGAAAAAGCTGAGCTCGACGCGCTGATAGATGAGCGCTCGAGCGGCAAGCTGTGGGTGCCGAGTCCTGGGCCGCAATTCGAGGCATTGCACTGTGAGGCCGACATTTTGCTGTACGGCGGTGAGGGCGGTGGCGGCAAGACGGATTTAGGTCTTGGGCTGGCGTTTGAGCACCATGAGCGCTCTCTCATAATTCGTCGCCAGTACACTGATCTTCGGGGTATTACTGATCGGGCCAAGATCATCAATACGACTGACAAGGGCTACAACGGTTCGAGCCCGCCGCGTCTGGTCGCGGTGAACAAGAAAATCATCGATTTCGGTGCTTTATCCGAGGAGGGCTCGGAGGAGGTGTGGCAGGGGCAGCCGCATGACCTGATCTACATTGACGAGGTTGTGCAGAATCGCGAGCATCAAGTGCGGTTTTTGTTTGGCTGGAATCGCTCCACCACTGAGGGCCAGCGTTGTCGAGTCGTCCTGGGCTCGAATCCACCAGTGGGCTCGCAGGGCATCTGGATAATTTCGATGTTTGCGCCGTGGCTGGATCCGCGCCACCATAATCCGGCCGAATACGGTGAGCTTCGCTGGTGCGTCACGGATCAGGACGATGGTGGTCGCTCGTTTGACCGGTGGGTCGAGGGGCCGGACGTGAAGATCCCGAACGGAAAATATGACGATGACGGCAATCCTGAGTTTTTGAGGCCTCAGAGCCGCACATTCATACCGGCGCACCTGTCAGACAACCCGTTTTTGAACCACGATGGCAAGTACGCTGCGACCCTCGATGCGCTGCCTGAGCCGTTGCGATCGGCTATTCGCGACGGCAACTTTATGGCCGCGCGCAAGGATGAGGACAATCAGGTCATCCCGACAGCCTGGGTCCACGGGGCACAAAATCGCTGGCTCGATGCCGAGGGCCTGCCGCCGTCCGGTGTGCCGATGTGCGCGATCGGCGTCGATGCCGCCAGATCCAAGGACAAAACGGTGCTGGCGCCGCGCTATGACGGCTTTTACGTGAAATTGATCGTCAAGCCGGGCGTTGAGACACCGCACGGCCGCGATGTTGCCGCATTGATTTTGCGGCACCGCAGGAACGATGCCACGCCGGTCATTGACTGTGGCGAGGTCAATGGCGCGGAAGCCTTTGCGCATCTCGAGGAAAACGGTATTACCTGCATTCGGCATCTGGGTGTGGACAAGTCGGTCGGCAGGACCAAGTCGAAGCATCTCAAGTTCTTCAACAAGCGTGCCGAGGTCATCTGGAAATTCATGGAGGCGCTCGATCCTGAGCAGGATGGCGGCTCCCCGATTGCGCTACCGGACGACCCTGAGCTCGTCGCGGAGCTTACCGTGGTGAAATGGGAGCTCACACCGCAGGGCATCAAAGTGACGCCGAAAAAGGATGTGGTCAAGGAACTGGGCCATTCTCCTGACAAGGCCGACGCTGTTGTGAACGCATGGTCAGCGGGGGCAAAGTCGGTCACGCACCTGGGCCAGTGGCGCGAGGATCAGCGAAGTGGTAATTTTGGCGGCAAGAAGCGACCGAAGATCAATACGGGACCGCACAGTCTCAAGCCAAGGAGGCGATGATGTCAGGCGCAGGTGATACGTTAAAACGCTTTGGAAACTGGCATCTTGGTAAAGGGTTTCTCACTGGCCGTGAGGCCAAAGCGCAGCAGGCCGCCAAGCAGCAGGGCAAGCTCGACAAAATCTATGGCGGCGCTGAAATGCCCGATGAGGACCTCATTCGCCGCAACGAGCGGCGCAAGGCCGCTGGTCGCAGGGGCTCCCGACAACGCAACGTACTCACTTCTGACGAGGATGTATTGGGATGAGGCCTCGCGACATATCGATTCGCGCAAACGGCCTGTTCTCAGACCGCAAGGCAATTACAACGTTGTGGCAAGAGATAGCCGAGAATTTCTACCCACAACGCGCAGACTTCACGATTCGCCGGCATGTGGGCGAGGAGTTCGCGGAGCACCTGTATTCGTCCTATCCAATCCTGGTGCACCGGGATTTGAGCAATTCCTTCGCCGCCATGCTGCGACCACGGGCAAAAGAGTGGTTCCACATATCGGTCGATGAGCCCGATTCGCTATCGATGAACGCGAAGCGCTGGCTGGCGTGGGCCACCAAGCGCATGCGCGAGTCCATGTATGACCGCCGCGCGCAGCTGATTCGCGCGACCAGCGAGGGCGATGCTGATTTCTCTGCCTTTGGTCAGACCGTCATCACTCGTGACATCAACTGGAATCATGTCAACGGCCCGCATTTGCTGTATCGCTGCTGGCACCTGAGAGATGCCGGCTGGTCCGAGAACGCCGAGGGCGCGATCGGTGAGATCTATTTCAAGTGGAAGCCGACCGTCAAGCAGCTAAAAGAGCAGTTTGGCGAGGACTCGCTGCATCGCAACTTGTCCAAGGTCAAAACCAAAGAGAATCTGCGCAAAGTGAAGTGCATGCGTTGCGCGATCTCCACCGACATCTACGAGGGTCAGGAGGGCCAAGCTAAGGGCTTCCCGTGGATCATCGTGTATATGGACGTTGAAAACGACCACATCATTAGCGAATACGGGGTTTGGAGCCATGGCACCATAATCCCGCGCTGGCAGACCGTGTCGGGCTCGCAATATGCGTACTCTCCTGCGACAGTTGCGGGCCTGCCTGACGCACGGCTCTTACAGGCCATGAGTCTCACCCTTCTCGAGGCCGGTGAGATGTCCGTGCGTCCACCTATGATCGCCACCCAGGACGCTATTCGAGGCGATGTGCAGCTGTATTCTGGCGGCATAACCTGGGCTGACGTCGAGTACGACGAGCGCAAGGGCGATGTGCTGCGACCAATGACGCAAGATCGACGCGGCCTGCCGATGGGGTTCGAGAACGCCGAGCGCCAGATGGGCATGCTCGCCGAAGCGTTCTACCTGAACAAATTGACGTTGCCGCCCCCCGAGGGCGACATGACAGCCTTCGAAGTTGGCCAGCGCGTTGAGGAGTATGTGCGACAAGCGTTACCGCTATTTGAGCCCATGGAGCATGAATACAATGGTCAGCTTTGTGAGGACACATTCGACGCCCTACTCCGCGCTGGCCGCTTCGGATCACCCAACGACATGCCACCGGATCTGTCCAATCGTGACGTGCATTTCAAGTTCGTATCACCCCTACACGACGCCATAGAGCGCAAGGACGCCTCGACCTATCTCGAGTCGGCCGAGCTAATTGAGCGTGCCATGGCATTCGATCCGAACGCGATGGCACATTGGAATTCGGGTGGTGCTCTACGAGCAGCCCTCGAGGGTATTGGTGTGGATCCACGGCACATGCGCTCAGAGCGCGAGGCCGGCAAGATCATCGCATCCAATGCCCGACAAGCCGCGGCCGAGGAACAGGCCGCCGTCGCTAAAGAAGCCGGAGCAGCTGACAGGGAATTCGCTGCCGCGGAGAAAAACCGAGCTCAGGCAGCAGCAGCGTAATTGGCAATCAAAGAGAAGATCTCGGAGTGCTTACCGCACCCGAACCCGCTCAAGCGTCCCGACTACACCGAGGCTGAGATCCAGTCGCTTCGGGCGGTCCACGATGGCAGCGCAAACAAACGTCAGCAGCGCATGGCGCTGGACTTCCTGATGCGCGCCTTTGGCACCCACGACATCTCATTCCGACCTGGGGATCCGCACGAGACCTCGTTTTGTGAGGGTAAGCGCTGGTGCGGTACACTGATCGTCTGGATGTTGAAAGCCGCGCCAACAAAAACCGATCCCGATAAAATCGCAATCCGAAAAATAGACAAGGAACAAGCAGATGACCGAACCTGATCCGAACACCCCTCTCGATGGCAACTGGTATGACGATATGGCTCCCGAGACTGAGGAGAACGCGGGCCGCCGCGAGATGCTCTCTGGCTACGAGACCCAGGACGCCTTTTTCGACGCGCATCACTCTGCCGTCAATGCTGACTGGCGTGACCCGATTGCTGGCGACGACGAAAAGTTCAAGTCCACGCTCGGCCGCTACGCCACGCCAGCTGATTTCGGCAACGCCCACCGCGAGGCTGTGCAGAAGATCCGCTCTGGCGACATCGGCCCGACCGCGCCCGGTGAGGACGCAACTGATGAGGATATCAAGTCGTATCGCACCGAGATTGGCGTACCGCTTGAGGCTGAGGGCTACTTCAAGGATATGCCCGAGGGGCTGGTGGTCGGTGAGAAAGACAAGGACATCATGCTCGATTTCATGGGCGCGCTGCATGACCACAATGCGCCGCCTGAGATAGCTCACACCGCGATCGAGTGGTACAACGGATTCGAGGAGCGCATGCAGGATGCGCAAATGGAAGCCGATACCGATGCGGCCAGGGAGGCAACCGACGAGCTCCGCGATGCGTGGGGCGGTGACTACCGCACCAACATGAACCTGATACACGGCCTCCTGAAATCGACCTTTGGTGAGGAGGGCTCTGACATGCTCACCAATGGCAGATTCAAGGACGGCAACGGCTTTTTCAACAATGTCGAGGTTATGAAGGGCTTTGCGCAACTGGCTCGGATGGCCAACCCGATTGCGCCACTGATCCCGAACGACCAGAATGCGATCGAGGGACTGCACGAGGAGATCAAAGAGATCGAATCGAAGATGGGCACGCAGGAATACAAGAAGGACGAGAAGATGCAGGCTCGACTCCGCGAGCTCTACGATATACGATCCAAGGTTGACGAGGCAGACGCAGCATAAGGAATTTGCTATGAGCAGCTTGCGAAGCTGGATCGCTGGTCGGAAGATCGACCAAGGCGCAGGGAATCCGTCACTATCATCGAAGCTGACTGGTATCCGCAACTTGCGGAACGGCTCCAATCCCGCTCAGGAGCTTGGCCCAGACGCCGGCGACAGACCAACACCGGGCGGCCCAGGGCAGGAACCAAGGGAGCCGCGCCAGCCTCGAGGGCCGCGGCAGCCACGCAATCGGAGGCTCGGTGGTGTTCGCACCCCGATGAGCCCACGATGAGTTTCCTACAAGGCGATGTTGGCGGTCATGCGCTTGGACCCACGTTCTACGGCTATCGCATGAGCTCGAGGAAACGCAAAAAGGCCGAGTTCAAGGAGAAGCCCGGGTTTTCGGACACGCAGAATCTCGACCCGAAAACCGGCCAAGTCGTCAAGCGCAAAAAGGCGAAAAGGGGAACCATCGATCGCGTTCAGGATGTGTTCAATCCACTATCGAATTGGTTTTGAGCTTGACCTGATGGCGTACTACGTCTAAATTCGGCAGTACCACGCCCAGACCGGCCACCCTCTCACGAGCCCCCGGTCGCCCAACGGCTCCCTGCCGGCGATGTGGGGCCCTCCTCGGAGACACCCCCCTCTAGCCCAAGCAGGCTACCCCGACAAAGTGGAAACGGATTTTTCATTCTTTGGAGGATAGCCTAATGGCTGAAAGTGCCTTTCAAATCCAGTATCGGCAAGAATTCATCCATGGATTCGAGCAGCTGGTATCCCTGATCCGCGGGTTCACGACAACTGAATCTGTAATCAAGGGTAATCAGGCGACGTTCCTAGTCGCCGACTCCGGTGGTGCAACGGCTAAAACCCGTGGTATCAACGGACTCATCCCGGCTCGCGGTGACAACCTGAGCCAGCCCGTCGCAACTCTCGTCGAGTGGCACGATCTGGTCCGCAAGACGGATTTCAATATCTTCGCATCGCAGGGCAACCAGCGCGCGATCATGCAAGCTACGACCATGGGCGTCATCAATCGCAAGATTGACCAGGACATCTTTGGCGAGCTCGCAACCGGCACCGTGAACATTGGTGCAGCGGTGGTCGCTGACACGTTGCGCACCTTGCGCGCCAAGACCGTCCTCGGCAATAACGATGTGCCGTGGGACGGCAATATCACCTTCAATGTGACGCCGGCTTACGAGGCGTACATGATGGGTGAAAACGACTTCTCGAGTCGCGATTTCACGATGAACGGCCCGTTCGATGGCGCCGATACAGCGTGGAAGGATCGCCCGCAGGCGTATCGCTGGCTCGGAATGAACTGGTGCGTGCATCCAAACCTCAATGGCGGCGGTGGCCCCGGCTCCGCAACCGAGGAAACGTACATGTATCACAAGTCTGCAATCGGCCACGCTTACAACGCGGACGACTTGGAGATGCGGGTAGGCTACGACGAGGAACAGGATTATTCCTGGGCCCGTTGCAGTATCTACATGGGCTCAGTACTGCTACAGAACTCTGGCGTGTGCCTCGTTGCGCATGATGGTTCTGCTCTCGCAGCTGCATAGGAGGATTTGACGTGGCTTTTAATCCAGATAGTTTGGTCTGCGTTACACCCCGAGTAGGCGGTGGCGACGATGCCTTGAAGCTCACCTCAGCGACATACCATTATCGATCTGTTGATGTGGCTGCCACAGTGATTGCGGCCGGCTTCATCGACAATGGGCTCGATAACGGTATCAAGGTGGGGGATCTGCTGGTTGTTCTTGACCAGACAACTCCACTCGCAACCACTCATATTGTCACGGTGAACGATGCCGCTGGCGATGTGACTGCGGTCTAGCGATTGGCGTAAGGGATCGCTTTGCGCGACAATCCGGGGGCCGGCTCACACTGAGTCGGTCCCCGTTTGTTTTTGGAGATCCAAATGTCAGAATCAGCAACAGCAGAAGTGCTAGAAGAAACGGCTGACGAGGCCGTCACAGAAACGCCCGATAGCGCAAAGCCAATAGGTGTCGGACGGTTCGGCCTGCTCGCTGAGCATGCCAACACGTTCCGCGTCAACTGTAAGATTGAAACGACGCCTCAAGAGTGTCTCGACCCGAGTTACTGGGAGCACATAGCCATGCACCTCAGCATGGGCGATGAGATCCACGTAATGCCAGATGATATGTCCTGGGAGCTCGTGCTCCACGTACAGGACAAGGGCCCCAATTGGGCGCAGGTCATCAAAAAGGCCTACTACGAGCTTGCCCCATCAACAGGCGATGAGACTATTCCATCGGTCTACACGATCGAGTGGGCTGGATCCACCAAGAAGTTCCGCGTGCTACGAAAGGGCAAAGAGCTCAAGAGTGGATTCGCGACCAAGGCCCTTGCCGGCAGGTTTGCGACAAACCACGAGGCGGCTGTGCGCAGATAGCCGATCAAGGGACTGAACATTAGCGCAGGGATGCGCTGGCGAGGAGTGAGACATGCCAAGTAAACTGACGATCTATAACGGGGCTCTCGCCATAATCGGTGAGCGCAAACTGGCCTCCCTGACTGAAAACCGTGAGCCACGGCTCAAGCTCGATGATATCTGGGACAACGATATGATCGATCGCGTGCTACAGATGGGCCAGTGGAATTTCGCCAAGCGTACCGTGCAGCTGACGGCATCGCCATCTGTAACACCCTCATTCGGCTACCAATTCGCATTCGACAAGCCGACCGATTTCATTCGCACGATGATGGTTTGCCACGACGAGTATTTCAACATCCCTATTACGCGCTACTCCGACGAGGCGCAATGGTGGTTCTGCGATCAGGAGGAGATCTACATTGCCTACGTGTCGAACGACAGCCAGTGGGGATCAGATTTCGCCCTGTGGCCGCCGAATTTCACGGAGATGGTGGAGCACTATATGGCGTGGAAAGTTGCGCCCAGGCTCGCCGGTCTCGATGTCTCAGACAAGAAGCTCGGCAGGCTATGGAAGGATTGGCTGGCCGAGGCTAAGGCCACGGACGCCATGGAGTCGCCGGCCAAGTTCCCGCCTCGAGGCGGTTGGGCTCGAAGTCGACAGGGTTTTCGCTCAGGCCAGAATGAGCGCGGCAACCGTAGCCAGCTGATCGGATAATGGCCGACGAGGTCAGAAATCTCTTAGCCTTCAACCGAGGAGTAATTGCCTCGATCGGGCTGGCACGAGTGGACCTGCAGCGCTACGGCATGTCCGCGGAAGTTCAAACAAACTACGTGCCCAGGGTGCTCGGATCCATGATGATCCGTGGCGGCATGCAGTACATTGATGCCATGAATGAGGACCTCAGTCTGGTCCGACAGATGCCGTTTGTGTTCGAGGAGGACGATACGGCATTGCTCGAGTTTGGCACCGGATCGTATCTCAGGATTCGCATTGACGATGTCCTGCTCGAGCGGCCCACGGTCTCGACCACGATCGACAATCCGAGTTTCAATGTTGACGCCGATGACGTCACCCCGCCGACAGACTGGACGCTCGACGATGACGCAAACTGCGATTCGTTCGTGCTTGATTTGGCGCTGGCGCTGCGAGGCTCTGGTGAGGGTTTCGCCCGCTGTTATCAGACGATTACGGTGGCCGGCCCTGACCAGAACGTCGAGCACGGTTTGCAAATCGTAGTGCAGCACGGCCCGGTGCGCTTGCGCGTGGGCTCCACGGTGCAAGGATCTGAGTACATCGCTGACACGCTGCTCAACGATGGTGTCCATGAGCTCGCGATCACACCGACTGGTGATTTCACCATCGAGCTCTCGAACGATGAGGACTACAACGTCCTGGTGGGCAGCTGCAGCATCAAAACCGGTATCGTCCAGCTGAATACACCATGGTCAACCGAGGACCAGATCCGCTCAGTCAGGTGGGATCAATCTGGCGATCGGATCTACGTTGCTGCTGATGGGGTCGCGCAAAAGGTCATTGAGCGCCGCTTCGACGGCCGCTCATGGTCTCTCGCTGAATTCGTCACCGCTGATGGCCCGTTCCGCGTCCAGAATGTCGGCTCGACAACGCTCGAGGTCAACAAGATCTCCGGCGACTACGATCTTGGTGGTGGCGGCACAACCGGGTTCGCCGTGCTCACAGCCTCAGAGCCGATTTTCAAAACTGAGCACCAAGGCAGCGCGTTCGGCCCTGGTGCCCTGTTCCGCGTGGCCTCTGCCGGGCAGGTGGTCACGAATACGTCCTCGGCCGATGACAACACCGCAACCGATCCTGTCCGCGTTGTTGGCTCAGAGGATGCTCGCACATTTGGCATTCTCATTGAGGGCACCTTTGTCGCCACGGTTACGCTGCAGTTCGCTTTCACCGAGGATGGCCCGTGGAACGATCAGGGCACGACATGGACTAGCCCGATCACCACCAACTACACCGATGGGCAGGACGGCACAATCATCTGGTATCGGCTGATCGTCAAGACCGGCGACTGGACCTCCGGCGATGCGACCATGACGATAAACTACACCGGGGGCTCGATACAGGGTATCGCGCGGTGCTTCGATCGTGTCGACGAGAACAACATGCGGGTGCATATCCTCAAATCATTCGGCTCTATAGTTGCAAGCAAGGACTGGTGGGAGAGCGAGTGGTCCGGTTTCCGTGGATATCCGACCGCCGTAGCGATCCACGAGGGCCGTCTCGGTTGGGCCGGTGAGGACCGGCTCTGGCTCTCGGTGTCTGATGATTTCGAGAGCCACGATGACAACGTCGAGGGCGACTCGGCGCCGATCTCGAGGACCATTGGCTCAGGCGCTATCCGCGTCATCAACTGGATGATATCGATGGCTCGCCTGATGATGGGCACGTCCGAGCACTCCGCGAACATCGCAGCGCAGCGCATGGACGGCAACAACCCGCTGTCGGTCAGATCCTCGAATTTCGATGAGCCGCTGACGCCGTTCAACGTCAACATCAAGACGGTGTCCTCGAGGGGCGTGTTTGTCGATCGCACGAGACAGCGACTTTATGAGCTCCTCTACGACATCGATGTGCAGGATTTCAAGAGCATGGACCTGTCGATTTTCGCGCCTGATTTCAACGTTGCCGGCATCGTGCAGATCGCGGTACAGGAAAAGCCGGATCTAAGGGTCCATTGCGTCCGTGCTGATGGCACTGTCGGCATGCTGGTCTACGATCGGCTCGAAAATGTCATGGCGTGGGTGGACATCGAGCTCGGTGGCGTTGGCAACTGGTGCATCGAGGATGTCGCCGTGCTCCCAGGTGTGGTCGAGGATCAGGTCTACTACACGGTTAAAGCATTCAATGGCGTGGATGGCGAGGAGCGCTTTCTGCTCAAGTGGGCTCTGGAATCTCAGGCCATTGGCGGCCTGAACAACTATATGTCGGATGCGTGGATGCAGTATGACGGCGTCCCGATTTCGACCATGACCGGCCTCGATCATCTGGCCGGCCTCGAGGTCACGGTATGGGCTGATGGCGCGTATGTTGGCGATGGCACCGTGACGCAGTTCGGCACACCGGGCGAGCTCGACCTGTCCGGATTTGATGGTGCACCATTCTCGAATGTGGTGGTGGGCCTGCAATACGCCGCACAGTACAAATCGGCCAAGCTCGGCAGCATACAGGGCATCGGGTTGCTCGAGCACAAAAAGGTCAACCGCATTGGCTTCATTGCTGAAAACCTGCACCACAAAGGGATTCAGTACGGTCCCGACTTCGATCAGCTATATGATCTGCCCGAGGTTGAAAAGGGTGCGGTCATTGCTGAGCACACGGTTCACGAGACTTATCACGAGGAGGACTTCCCGTTCGGTGGCGAGTGGGATCCTGATTCAAGAATATGCTTTCAGTCACAGAGTCCCAAACCAGCGACGATCCTGGCAGCAATATCGGAGTTCGAGTCGGTCGAGAAATCAGACCGGAGATAACGATAAGGCCAGCCAGCGATGACGACATCGTTAAGTATTACGGTGAGCCGTATGAGTATTCTATGCGGGCCATGGCGATACTAATGGACGATGAGGTCGTTGCGTTGGTTGGTGTCGTTCGAGAGCCTGACTGGGGCAAGTTTTTTTCTGAACACAAGCCTCAGTTGGAGCCACATCTCAAATCAATTACAGTGTGGCGAGCAATAAAGGCGTCAATGGAATATGTGCGCAGCTATCGCGGCCCGGTCATGTCGTGTGCGAGGCATGCTGAGGGGTGCCTGATGTTGCACCGGCTTGGGTTCCAACACTTACGCGGAGCGTGGTACGGATGGCTTGGATAAAAGCAGTAGCAGCAGCAGGCGGTGCGGCCTTTCAGGCGTACCAAGGCGAGCAGGCTAAGCGCGAGGAGGAGGCAGCCTACCGCGAGGCCGGGCACCGGACTATGGCGGCTGGCACTCGTGAGGTCCGCGAGGCTGACCGGGAAAGGGAGTGGATGAACTCTCGCGCCATTGCCATTGCTGCGGCGAATGGTGCTGGCGTCGATACTCCCGGTGTTATCAAGATGATTGGCGACCTACAGGCCGAGGGCGAGTACCGCGTCATGTCGAAGCTGTGGACAGCGCAGAATGACTACGATGGCATGATCTTCCGCGCTGAGGCGGCCGTGCGAGAGCGCAAGGCGATCAGAAAAGCGGGCATGGTCAATGCGCTCACTGGTGCTGCTTCTGCCTATTTTGGTGGCGCGCAGCAGGGGAGTTCCGCTCCCACCGAGGGCTCGGCTGCACCAGACCAGTACGATCTGGCGGCCAATCGCGGAGCCTACGGCGGCACTGGCGAAATGGCCATCAACGAGGAGGGTCGGCCGTACTCTCCAATACCGGGCTATAAAGACAAGTTGTTTGGAGACTGAGGGGCGATTAGATGACAGCTATCAAGAATTTCCGCGTCGATTCATTCGTCTCTGGTCTTGCGATCAAGGCGCCAGTCAACGTCGCGACTGATCTGCCGATCACCCTCGAGGCTGAGCAGACAGTCAATAGCGTGCCGTTACTCGTGGGGGACCGGTGTCTGGTCAAAGATCAGGCCGACCCGATTGAGAACGGAATCTATAACGTCGAGACGTCTGCATGGCAGCGTGCCGGCGACATGGACGGCAATCGCGACATCGTCGGTGGCACCGTGGTCCCGGCCTACCGGACGTCTGACGGCGCGTTCGTCTACTACATCATTGGTGGCAACGCCAACGAGCTCGAGCCCGGTGTCGATGCGCTGAATTTCTCGATCTACTACGATCCGGCCGCTGGCATTGGTGTTAGCTTGCCGGCCTCCACGGTCGAGGACTCGACACTGGTGGCTGATGCCGCGGGTGGCTGGATCGAGCACACCGGCATTCGCGCCGACCCTGGCACCGATGCGCTATGGATCGACGGCAATCTCGTCATCACAGATGGCGGTATCGCGAACCCAAACTTCCAGATCACGGCCTCGGGTGGCACCCATTTCACGATCGTCACAACTGGCGGCTACTACGTCGACTTTAATCCTGACGTCCGATTCGACTCGGCCGCATTCTACATGCTGCAAAAGGCAGCGGCAGCGGCGGATCTCACCGGCTACGGCCAGTTCTGGGTCCGCACCTCGGACGATGCGCCGATGTATACGAGCGAGGCCGGCGTCGATAGTGTGCTCAACGCGGCACCGTCATTCACGCCGCCAGTGGTGCTGCTCGACGACGAGGAGATCCAGTTCGGCACTAGCACCGATGTCGAGATGCACTGGGACTCGGCCACCGGCACGTTTATCGTCGAGCCGCTCGCTATTGATACCGTTATCAATATCCAGAAATCGGCAATACTCCGTCTCGGGGGTGTCGGATCAGGCTCTATCGATATTCACAATGAGGGCATTCTGGCGCTCAACAGCCTCGTTATCAGCAAGAACGGTGGCATCTCGGATGTCAATTACGAGGTTGGTGCGTGGACTCACACCGACAATCGATTCATTCGGCCTGTACTTAACGACTACGCCATCACGCATTCCACGGCTGGCTCGGCTGCCGGTGTCATGGACATCGATTACGAGGATGGCAATTCGTTTTATCTGGCGCTGACCGAAAACATCACCACGATGACGATCAGCAATCCTCCTGTAACGGGCAACCTGGGTCAGTTCGAAATTGAGATCCTGCAGGACTCGGTCGCTCGCACGATCGCATGGCCAGCAGCGGTGAAGTGGCCGGGCGGCACGGCTCCTGATCTGACCACGACGAGCTCGACGCATATCGTGCATCTTCGGACGCGCGATGCAGGCACCACATGGCTCGGCACCTTCTTGGAGAATTTCTCGTAATGCCTTTACTCGGTGGCGCATGCAAGATGTCAGCGGGGATCGCCTCGGGGGACCCCATGTTCACGAGTGACCCGTACACCGTCATCGATATCAACCTGCCGCCAACCGATGCGCTTGCAGGCATCGAGGTCGATGCTGACGGTGGCATCGAGAAGTACATCAATGCCGGCAATCAGGGAGATATAGGGCGGTGGGATAACGGCTTGATGTCGCTAGACAAGAGCGACTATCAGTTCCGGCTGGATACAATCACCGGCACCACTGACAATGGCGATGCTCTTGATACGTGGCTGCCGGCAATTGCAGGATTTAATCATTGGGACCGCGAGGTCACTGGCACGGGAAACAAAAACTTCACAGGCACGCTGAGAATGCGATTGGCTATTAGCCCATTTACTGAATTCGATACTGCCGCCGTCACACTCCATGCAGAGGCAACACCATAATGGCTAAGTTTCCTAATGTTCTGGACTATGGCGCTCGACCGAGCCTGCGCTCAAACCGGCTTGATATGCCGGGAGATGAGGCGGCTATCCTCGGTGACGCCGTGGCCAATGCTGCGAGCGCAGTTGTTAGCCTGGTCGATCAAAAGATGGACCGTGACAACAAGCTGCAGTACGCGCTGGCCACCGACGAGCTCACCAAGGCCGACCTCGCTGCACGCGAGAGCCTCAAGGATCGCACTGACTTTGAGAATTTCGATCGCGATTATTCTGAGAATTACCAGACCAGTGCCGATGAGATCATAGGCCGGCACAAGCTGACTGCAACAGACCGTGCGTTGCTGACGGCAGAGTCTAATCTGGCTCGCGAGCAGGGCCGCGTATTTGCCGGGGATCTGGCGAGGGCGTATCGGCTCGACAAGGTCCGCACGGACGTAGATCAGGCGTTGCTTGACGGCATTGAGGAGATCGCGCTGGCCGATCCTCCGCTGCAGAATAAGATTATGAGGACCAAGCGGGACCTGATCCTCGGCGCAGTCGAGCAGGGCGCCATGAGCAAAGAGGACGGACTCAAAAAGATACAGGCATTCACCACCGAGGCAGCGACACAGTCGCTCGATTGGATGGACCCAGAGCAGCGTCTTGCCGAGCTCAAGATGTCCGAGGCTCATCGCAATGCTCGAGGACCGATCACTGACGAGATGATTTTCAATGGTGAGGGATCTGGTTCGATCTCTGACTTCCTGGATCCGTCCGCGCTGAAAAAGATGATCGAGCAGACTGAGGACGAGATCGAGATTGAGAACACGCAGGACATCGCCCAGGAAGCTACCGACTCAGCGTGGGACCTGTATAAAGATCCGAGCCAATGGAAGGAGCGCCAGAAGCACATCAAAGATTTCCCGGGCATGACAGCGAAAGCTCGCAAGGAGGCCAATGCCCTGAATGATGTGCAGCGCAGCCGCGTCTATTCAGGTGAGGGGTATGAGCGTCAGGCTACCTATCAAGACATGGCAAACGATCTATTCGAAGCCGAGGCAACCGTAGGCGGCGACATCACGCTGGACCCGACCAAGTTGGCAACGCTATTGCCGGCTGAGCAAGCGGGGCTGAGGGCCCTGCAGGAACAGCTGCGCGAGGACAAGGAATGGGCTGATGATACCCAGTGGGTCGCCTACGAGCTCTGGGATAATATGTCGCCACAGGAAAAGGCCAACTGGAAGTCAACGGACAATTTCAAGATTCCAGTTGATCCCGAGGACCCGAATGGCGAGCAGATGACCCTGTCATGGCGGCAACAGGTCGATGCTGACCGCGCTCGTGAGATGTCGGACCAGAGAAAAATAGCCAAGTCTCAGGTGGCCACGGGCAGGACCTACGCCGGCCTGAATCAGACACAGCTGCTCCACGACACGCTCGTTGGCCTGACAACCCTGTTTCCTGACGGCAAGCCAACAGCGAGCTCTGACGCTGATGACCAGGCCCTATGGGCGAGAATCTCATTGGCATTCAATGATGCTCTGATCGAGGAGGGTGCATACGAGACAATATCGCCGACCCGGCGCAAGGCCATCCTTACTGAGGTCCTGTCGAAGGAGGTAAAGGTCACGCGCACTGATTTCGGGATCGATAAACTAGATACCGATTTGACGATACAGGCGGTGGCCTACGATCCGGCCGAGAGAGATGACATCTACATGGAGCTCGACGTCCCGCAAAATATGGGCGGCGAGTCAGTCTGGCCGATGACAACCGCTGTGAAATTCCATCCGGATCTCGGCGGCAACACGATGTCTCCGTACAAATGGATCATTAACCAATACGCCATGGTCCACCCAGACAATTCCGACCCAGACGCCAAGACGATCAAGCATATCTGGGCGATCATGGCGACCGAGGGCGCGTTCGCAGCGAAGGCTCGGATTGACGAGTTGGCAAAATAAGCTATGCCACAGGATGAACGAGAATGGTCGATTTCGCAGGGCGTCCAGGACGCCCGAACTGAGGAGGGCCTCGAGGTTCAAAATATGCGGCAGATCCAGTATGACGAGGCGACTCGCATACTGAATCTTGGTGGCCGCTCAGGCCTACCGTATGAGGTCATTGCAGCCAATCCGGATGCTGTTGAGGAAGCCGTAAACAAGGCCGATTTCGACAAAAAGGACTGGATGAACACCTCGCCCGAATTCGCCAAATTCGCGGCAGAAAACCCTTACCACCTTGCCGTCCTCAAGCGTAACGAGGACGAGCTCAGCTATTTCGAACGCGAGTGGAAAAGGCCGCTATCGCTGTCTTGGCAGCAGACCTGGAATCAGGTAGAGATGAACGAGATCAACGATCGTCGAGCTCGTGGTCGCGAACACTGGTTGCCTGATGACAACGCCAGACTCGACGAGCTCCGCAAAACCATACAGGAGCACGATTTCGGCGCAGCTGAGGGTATCAATCCGCTTATCAGTCTGACCAAGCTGATCGGCCCGATGGAGTGGATTGTCGAGGAGTCCCTGGATGAGGCGGCTATGGGTGCCGTGGCCGGGTGGGGATTAGGCACCTACATGGGCGCTACAGCTGGCACGGCGGTTGCGCCGGGGCCGGGCACCGTTGTTGGTGGTGCCGTTTTTGGTGTTACGGGATTTGTGACTGGTGGCGGTATCGGTATGTCGCTCGGCGGCGCCGAGGCTGGATTCAGAATGATGCGCGGCGAGCAATACGGCCGATTCATCGAGGCCGGCTTCACTCACGAGGAGGCTGCACGCACCGCTGCAATCACCGGCATGATTTCTGCGATCCCAGAAGCGGCTGGTGTTGGCCGCATGATTCGACATATCCCGGTGGTTGACGAGTTCGTTGGTTGGGGCGCGAAGCAGATTATGGACAAGGTCGCGACCGATGTACTGGTCAGGCCAACGGTGCGTCGAGCGACTACCCGGCTTGCCGGCCGATACGGTCTCAACATGGGCATCGAGATCTCGACTGAGGTTTTTCAGGACAGTGTCGCCACGGTGGGGCAGAACTATCTGGCCGACAAGTACGACAATCCAGACGCCCGCGTTGATTACGACGAGTGGGTGGACGACATGGCCAGCACCATAAGCCATACCGCTAGGGGCATGATGATCCTCGCTGCTGGTTCCCCGGGATCAGCATATATTGCTGACATGCGGCGAGCTCGACGATCAAAGCAGATGGAGCAGACGTTCCGAGCGATTGCCGACAACATCAACAACACGGAGCTCCGAACTTCGGCACCTGAGACCTACGCCAAGTTCGTTGAGCAGGTGACTGAGGCCAAGGGCGGTGTCTGGGTCAACGCGAACGACTGGGACACGTTTTGGCAGGGTGAGAACCAGGATCCGGACGAGATGGCAACGCGCTTTGGCATGGACCGATCGAAGCTGAATGCGGCCCGAGGGCCTGACCACAACGTCGAGATTCCTGCGCTGGCGTTTGCTGAGCAGCTGGCGCCCTCCGAGCTATTCGATAAAATCCTGCCGGATCTCAAGTTTCACGAGGATGATATGTCGCCTCGCGAGCGTGAGCACTTCGATAAAAACAAACCGAAGATCATGCGGGACATCGAGGCCAATCTCGAAAAA